ATAATTTATATAAGTTATGTAAAAAAGGTGGAACAATACTTATTACTGTATGGAGTTACGAATGTGAATGGAACGGTATTGAAAGCCATTATAAAAGAAAGTTAATTCCAGGAGACAATATTATCTATTGGAAACACCAAGATGAAAGATACTATTATATTTACAGCAGGGAAATGTTAATAACATTTATAGAAAATGCTAAACAACAATTAGATTTTAACTATACACTTGAATGGGAAGAACAAAATTGGGTAATTACAATTTTTAAACACTAAATATTTGATCAAAAATTTTAAAATAACAAAATAAAATAAAAAATTTATTAACTATATTATTATATATGTATAATGTATAGTTTTTCAACAATTATTAATTCTTGTAAAACTAATTTGCTTAAATGTGAACAATATATGCTTAACTTCGCATCACCGATTGACGGCAAAAGTCTATTTGATCATCGTACAAATCAAAGAGCTCACCCAGGTCGCGGTGGGCATCCAAGAGGGTAATATTTATCTTTATATTTTTTATAATTTTTTATATACTGAGTAACAATAAACAAAATTATGTAATTACAATATTAAAAATATAAATTATTTTAACCCTTACAGCGTTGCATATATTTTGTTATTTATATAAAAATAATAAAATATACGTTATTTTACAAGCGATAAATGACATCATATTTATAAATCGTGTTATTTTAAGGAATTGTACGATGACTCCTGGAGTCATCAAAACGCTGTAAAGGTTAATGTTGTAAATATTTATTCTAGATTTTATTTTAGTTCGATTTTGGTATATCACATAACGCATTTCCTAACGCAACAACTGCTAGAATACCTAAAACTAAACCCATGTGATAATTATATTGCATAGTTCGATATACTTTTAACCATGCCTCCCTTTCTTCAACGGATTTTAGATGAAGAACCATCCAATCTGTTTTGGGTGACAGAATATAATAAAAATAGTTTACACTTAATGTTACAGCCGCAACCATACATAATAATCCTCCACGAGAACCATTAGTTGTTATAAAATAATCACGACAACACATAATTAAAAACATAGATAAAATAAATCCTATAAATAATCCCTTAAAATATATTGTTCGACGTTCATTAGCTATATTTTTATAGCGTTGTTGATTTTCTGGAGATAATTTCGAAATATATTCTTTCATCAAAAGATTTTTACTTCCATATGAGCAACAATAAACATTTGCTATTATTAATACAAATGCTATAGCACAACTAATGGCACAAACCATTTTTTCAATATATATTATGACAATAAAATTTATTAGATGTATAATATACCCAAATTTTACTGTTTTAATTTATGTATAAATTTGTCTTTATAAACTAATTTTTCTTGTAAATTATGTTAATCATATTAACCCGAGCATTCATTAAAATCACCCGAATTATAAATATTATATGATTTATTTACTAGTATTTACATATTATTATATTTTAATATCAAAAATATAAAACAAATGCCACGATGTAAGCGTTAATTATATATTTATAAACATTAAACATATAATTAACATTGTTCTTAAAATTATTGTCTTGAAATTATTGTAAAAGAATTTAATGATTTTTGTAATTATGGTAATCTAAAACTCTTTGGAAAAAGAGACGCTTTTTCTTCTTGTTGTCTTTCATATTTACCTAATGCTGATACAGCTATTCTATTGGCATCAATCTCATATCCATTATTTATATATGAAATTACTTCTGATAATACTGTATATATTTCTTTTATATTAACTTGACCATCTGCACATTTCTTAATTAAACTTATATCATCAAATTTTACATTAAGTGCCGTTTCTATATTTGCTAATTTATCTCTAACTTTAGTTATCTCATCTTGTAATTCATAACGCAGAAAATCTGATTGGTTACATTCATAATATAACTTATAAGCAATGGGCATCCTTGTAAAAAAATGTGGCCCCCCCAAAATTCTGGGGCCTAACATTTTATCTAATAATAATTCTAAAAACTCACGTATATCGTCTAAACATGATTTAGCTGTTTTCAATTGTTCGACCATAGTTACTGTCCATTGGTTAGGTTGTGTTATTAACATTGCTAATGCAGTATTTATTTGTTTTAATTTATCATCGGCTATTACTTTAAATTGTGAATTAATATCTGTTTTGGGTCTTCCTGCTCGTTGATACCTTGATACTTTACGTTTCAGTTTATTTTGTTTTGAACGCATTATATTATAATAAATATATTTTAATTTTATTATAATAAATATATTTTAATTTTATTTATAAATAAAATATAGCCAAAAATTGATTTAAAGTCTATTTTATAATGAAATACATATCCTATGTCTATCTGGAAATTTATTTATTGTGCCAGTAGAGAATCTAAAATAGCACCTGCTATCATAACAACAATAGCTATAATTTTAGCAATGGCCTACATGATATTTCAACAGAGCATACTAATGCAAGCTGACTTGGATGTTTATTCAACGGTATTGGCATTCGGCTGGTATGCTATGATAGAGCGTTTTTTAAAGGCATCTAATGAGCTTATTGGAGCTTACTTTATTATGTTACCATTTAGGCTTTCAGCTGAAAAAATAATTATTGAAACAATTGTAGGGCGTTCTCCATCATCATTACTACTTATGAAAGAAAACCCTTACGCTTTAAAGAATGCTGGATCACGTGCATCGCAATCGCTTGTTGAAAACGGTTTAAATGTCATAACACCTATAGTGTTACTTGTATCAAGGGGCGCTGCTCTTGGTATGCATATCAATCCTTCGCAACTTCTTGTAGTGATAGCATGTTTAATAGCTGTCTTTTTTGCTGGGACTGCTATATTGGCGTACGACCATCGTAAAAAACAAATATTGTCGAAAAAGCAGACAGAAGTTGAAGAACAATCTCGTTCATTAATGACCTCTACATCAACCCTTGTTATTAATGGTATTGGTAAAATATTACCTTCTTGGATGATAACTCTTAAAAAAGAAGAAGCAATTCCAAGCTCAAAGCATAATGTTATGATGACTATTATGTATGGTTTATTAGAGATAGCTACAACTGGTATACATGTTGCTTTAGTATGGACATTAAAAGGAAAAGACCCTTTTTTACCACTTTATATCGTTATTCAACCAATGTTTTGGAACACTTGGTATTTGTTTTGGACGATAAAATCTCTGGTAGTTGACACTGCTTCTTGGACTCAATACGCAGAGTTCATGAATAATTCACACCCACCTCATGTTAATCTGATAAAACCAAGTGATGCTACAGTAATGATATCGATATTTGGTAAATCAACCAATGAACAAGACATTAATGAAGTTGAGCTGGTTGGTCATTCTGGATGTGGTAAGACAACCCTGATGAGAAAGATAATTGCTGAAATATGTGAAAAGTTTATGCCTGGATACATTCTATATATAGACCAATTCGCATACTTATCTTCAGGACAACAAATTTATGAATATTATGCGTCAGCATTTACTAATCCAAACAATATTCCCGAAAATTTTATAGATGAGCTTTTTAAAAGAGCAGTTCAGCTTGGCATAGACAATGTAGTGAATCAGGATACATTATACATGTGTTTTTCAAATCCATCGGGCGGTGAAAAAAAACGAATAATATTCCTAAAATATGTGCTTCCAATTTTAATGAACTCTTCTAGTGTAATGATTATGTTTCTGGATGAAGTCTCGGCTGGACTTGACGCCATATCATTTACTAAAGTGCGTAGTATAATTGAAGAAATAAAAAAAATGGGCGTATATATATTTTCTATAGATCATCATGACCATAATGGTGCAGATACTTTAAAAGTTGAGGTTTTTAAAGAGATACGCCAAATTCATTATAAGAACTCGGTAAAGGTTTTATCATTCTGGCAGAAGACGGTAGTTAAATATTTTCCATATATCTATCATAAAGAGCCAAAAGATGAGGAACTTGAGCAAGGTAATAACCATACAGAAATTGAAGTATGGGCACCTGCTATTGGTATTGAAAAGCGTCACTGAAATTCAAGGGCTATATATTTATAGTAGTTTATTAGATATTATAAACAATTATAGGACTATTTAACATTTGCCATATTATAAATTGTATTTTTTTCAAAAAAAACAAAATTTTAAAAATAAAATCTATTAAATATAATGAGTTTAATAGATTTATTTACTATGATTAAAAATAAAATATCTTTAGGAAATTCACTAAAAGATTGCGCAGATATATTAAGTTTGTATAATTCCAAAGATTATACCAATTATGTTAAAAAAGATGAAAATAAATATAATAGAAAAGTAGTAATATCTAATAAAGATATAGAATTAGTTATAATAACTTGGTCAAATGGACAATCATCTGGATTCCATGGACATCCGGGAGAATGTATATTTAAAGTATTAGAAAATACTATTCATGAAGAGAAAAAGTGTAAAGATATCAATAAAGAGCGTATATATAATATTGGAGATATTGGGTATATAGATAACTCTATTGGAATTCATAATATGATTGCTGTGACTGATGCTGTAACACTGCATATTTATTCTCCTCCTTTTTAGTAAAATATAAAATATAATATCAGAAAAAAAACTTTTGTAGATAAGTTTGTATAGAGCAAAATGGATAAATTAATATTAGATTTTAATTATTTATTTTTAAGAAGGTGGAACACTATTTCCAGTCAATTGCATTTCGATACCCTCTTCATGACGATTTATCTGTCTGCGTTGAATAAACATCATGATGACTGCGACAAGTGCTCCAATACCAAGAGTTGTTCCAACTGACGCAACAACAATTACCGCTGTTGACGGGGATGTATCAGAGTTGTATGGAGATGGATATCCTGCTTCAACCGCAGCGGAGGCAGCCATGCGATCATACAAACAAACAGGTTCGGACGGGTTATTGCGAGACATTGTACATCGAACCTGGTCATTTGCCGTGTCGCAATTAAACACTTTTTGAGAAGTGATATCACAATCTGGATCCCAAGCACCACAAGCACAATCACAACCATCTTTGGAACCATAGAAAAGGGGATTACAAGTCCAAGTTGCTGGAACATCACTGCGAATATATGGCTTACTATAGTTACCCCAAGGTGCGCCGTCAACATCTGTTTCATTTGAGAAAAAGAATTGAGGATGATGAACAGCAACTCCTGATTGGATTTGAAGTAACTTGCGGTCACTTAATACACGGTGGCGTAGTTCACATACTGGAACATTTTGCGAACCAGGAATACAAATGTCATCATTATTTGGGCAATCTAAAGCAACAGACTCAAATGGATTGCAATCAGGGTCAAAAGCGCCACAATTACACTGGCAACCATCGCCTTTACCATATTGTTCAGGTTTACAAGTCCAAGTTTTTGGTATTTCAGCCACATTAGTTAAACTAAATTCGGAAGAGGGTCGAACTCCTAATACACGGTAGAGATAAGTTGAGTAAGCACATGTAAATGTCCAGCATACATTGTTTCTGCCATTACGAGGTGCCCAGGAACCAGATGAAGGATTACATGTAATAGATGTAAGACCTCCCGCAATCAACCCATATTGAGCAGTATTCCATCCCGCTCCAACTAAAGCGGCTATTGTAGATCGTTCCTGCTGAGCATTTGCTGCCCTAGCAACACCGCCCTGCATTTCACCAACAAACCATGAAGAACATCTATAAACGCCTCCTGGGTTTTTTGATTCGTCTCTTAACGTTCCTCCATTACCATTTTCATAACCAATATCGTTCCATTGTGTAAAAGGTGTTCTACTACCACAATTTCCAGCTTGGGAACAAGAATAATCCATTTGAACCCAAGTGTGAAATGGAATGGATGTAGAACGGCAAATCTTGGCAGATTCAGACACATTCATAAACATAAATATAAGTGGTAATACATTGATAAGGTTTGTGATTTTTATTTTGCTATACATAGTTTCTAAAAATATATTATAATATATTAATATTATCTTTATATTAACATATCATAAAGTTAAAAAAATTATTTTCAATTTTTTTCTTAATAACGCATCCCATATTTTTGTAACACATTTAGGTCACTATGTTTATCATAGAGTGAGTTATTCCATATGAATAGCCAATGATATCTAATACTATATTAGATTTGTTCTATATATATAAATATCTATGTAAAAATATAAAGTTGAATTATTTATTTTTAATAACTACCAACATATAATATGGATATAATAAATATTAGTAATAATAACAAGAAAATTGGATTTTGACCAAAAATAGTATCATTTTCTTCCTTTTTATCATTATTTTTAACCCCATTTTGTAGAACTTTTGATATATCTTTTACTAAATATTTAGTATGAATTGAGTGTGTTTTTTCAGGCACATTGGGTATAGAAGTCGTTTCTGTAAATGGGGGTTGTGGTTTATATTTTGCATCATAATAAGCTTTACGAATATCTACACCAGTTGGCCTAAAATCTTCCTGAATATAATTACTTATTGAAGGAGAACCTTGATTTGTAAAATGTTCATAATTTTCAAAATTTTCATTAGTTAAATAATTTGCGAATTCTTCATTATTAGCAGGACTGAAATTTTCAGATAAAGAATTATTGTTATTTGGAAATATATATTCTCTTGATACTTCAGGTCTATTTATTGCTAATGATCCAGCCATATCTGATTCAAAATTTTCCATATGTTTTGATATATTCTCATTCAACATTTTTTCTTGGTAATTTATATTTTTATTTAAATAATTATTAAATCCTTCAATACAGGGTAATAATTGAAATCGTGCTGGTTCATTATCACGATTTCCCATAACAGGTTTCCCCATACTAACTCCTAATAAATGGGCGGGATTTAAATCAGATACGTCATCTAATAGACTTGGAATCATACCAGAAGTTAAATCACTTTCAGCAGCATTATTTATATAACTATATCTTGGTTTGTAGCAAGTACCCGCACCTTCTTTTTCATTTATTTTGTCTTTATCTTTTGTAAAAAACGATTTTACACTAGATGGAATATTAATAGGATTAGGTATCCATGTGTAATTTCGGTCCTGTGTTTTACATTCCTCTTCATTTTTAGCAGATTTAACTGGACAAAACCCACTCTGAACAAAATAACTACTGCTAAATTTTCCATTGGTTGGATATTCACTGTCTGGATAATCATTTCTAAATTTTAAATAAGGCATTCCTATTGACGCATTTTGATTTTTTTTAATTCGTTCTTCTATATTTTCAAAAGACACATCTGATATTCCTGCTATTGAATTTTTATTTGGATTACCATCTAATATTAAACCGTCAAAATATTTTGATGTTTGACGCAAATTATGTTTAAATTGACTAGGACTACCGTTTCCATTTACACCTAATGTCGAAGGTTTATACTTATTATCAACTAATCCTTTATAATTCCATTCGTAATTATTAAGTGGATACGCATAATTTTTAAATAATTTATCCATTCCTAACGTTTTTTCCATATATTTGTTTAATTAATATATATTATATTATTTGTTTATTTATAATAAGTACATAGATAATCTGATATATAAATATAATGAAAAGTGCATTATTAATTGGATGTAATTATCCAAATACAAGTATATCACTTTACGGTTGTATAAATGATGTAAACAATATTAAAAATATTCTAATAAAAAAATATGGATTTCTAGATAATGAAATAATTGTAATGACTGATGATGTTTCAAAAAATAATTCATTATACCCTAGTTATAATAATATACACAGTCAATTTAAAAACTGGACTAACCTATCAAATAATTCGACATTAAATTACTTTCATTATTCAGGACATGGTAGTTCAATTAGAGATAAAAATGGAGATGAAAGAGACGGATACGATGAATTTATTGTTCCAACTGATTATTTAGAAAATGGAGCAATAATTTTAGATGATGCGATTTATAAATATTTAGAAAATATTAATAATAACTGTACCACCTTTTTATCATTTGATTGTTGTATGAGTGGAACAATTTGTGATTTAAATTTTTCATATTTATATAATACAAATACTAAAAAATTTTCTTCTAATTTAGAAAATAAAAATACAACATTAGACCAAAAAAACATTGTAACATTGAGTGCTGTTAGAGATCATCAATATGCTTTAGATGTAAACTATAATAATTTACCTGTAGGAGCATTTACTACCGCATTAATAACATGTCTTGGTGATTTAAATTATAATGCTCCCTTAAATACCTTAATTTCATCAATATATGTTTTTTTAATTTCAAATAAATACGGTTCTATGTCCCCAGTAATAACAGCAAATAAATCAGTTGACCTATCTAAAACACTCTTTTTAACAAGTACAATACCAGAAATTAGTAGTGTTCAGCCTGTCGTTCAACCTGT